GTCAGAACAATTACAGCAAACGCTGGTGCCAGAGCCGTAAACAGTTTCGTTACAATTTACAGTGATGTGGGTCCAGCGTACATAGCGGCAAACGCAAGAATTTATGTAAACACAAGCGGTTATGTACAAAATGTTGAAGTTAGAACAAATGGCGCTTATTGGGCAAATGCTACTTTGACTGCAAACATTGGTGGTCTAAGATTCTATGAAAACAATCAAGTATATGATGCTACAACAAACAGCCTATCAAACGTTTCACTGACAATTGGAGTTTCAAACAAAGGTAATGGTCATTCAAACGGTGTATTTACACTCTCTGGTGGAGATCCGTCACGTGGTGCTTTGATCAGAGTTGAAACTTTCCCATCCAATACAAGACAAATAGTTTCAATCACTGCAAATTCAAATGCTCATGGAGTAAATGGATTCGTTAATTTCTCTGGAGGTGAAACTGATAACATAGCGGCGAACGCACGAATTTATGTTACATCTACCGGACTTATCAACGGTGTCGTAATGTTTGCCAATGGATTATACACGGGAACACCAACTGCAACAGCAAATATTGGAAATGCCGTACTTACGTTGACAACTTTACCTGTTGATGGTCAAATTCGCAGAATTGTGGTTGAAGATCCAGGTTTGTATTATTCAACACCAACTGCAACATTGAATAATTCACCGAATTCTGTAATATCGATTCTATCAAATACTGCTGCAAACACATTTACTGGAAACAGTATTGCAAATGGATTCTTGATTTTTGGTGGTGGCCTTGCTGTAAGACCAGCTAGTGCAAATTATAGCGTTTATCCTTCCAACGGAACAATTAACATGCAGTCGATTGTTATTACCGATGTTGGATTATATCGTATACCACCAACGACTGTAAGTCCAAATGTGGTTCCAGTTTCCATTACAGAAGTTTTACCTTTGATTGGTGGTTCTGGATATGTAAATGGTAATGTGGTGTTCTCAACTACTCAGGGTACAGCAAACATTGTAGCGAATTGTACTGTGTTTACGAATGGTGCTTTTGGTGCAATTCAAAAAACAGTCATTCAACATACTGGCTTATATGCAAATGGCCAAGATATTATTATCGTTGGAATACTTAATCCGGCTACTGGTGCTTTACAGACACAACAAACAACTCAAGCAAGTTTCAGTGTTGGCTACAATTCAAATACGAGAAATGTCGCAAATCTTGTTGTTTCGACTTCGGCAAATCTATCACAAAGTGCTATTGTGTTTGTTTCTGCCAATGGTAATAATTTTACAAATGCTGCTATTACTGCCACAACATTTGCAAATGACCAAACAAATGCAGTAATTACAGTAGGATTTACTGAACAAAATACAGCAGCAAATGTGTCCGTTGATGTAATTCCTTATCAGATAAATGCAATATACACAAACTCGGCGGCTAAGGCAGTAAATAGTTTCATTTCTTTTTACACAATTGGGCAAGAATTTTCAGCAGCGAACGCAAGGGTGTATGTGAATACTGCTGGATATATTCAAAATGTGGTAGTAAATTCAAGTGGCTTATATTCTAAAGCACCTATTGCGAATATTGCCGGATTGAGATATGTTGAAAATAATGCAATTTTTGATGCAACAACAAACAGTCAATCAAATGTGGTATTTACTGTAGCAACAACGGGAAATGGAGCAATTAGAAAACTGACTGTAAATAATCCAGGAGAATACTATTATACACCAACAGTCACTCCAAATTCGGCTGGCGCCGGAGCCGTAATCACGATTAATCCTGTTTCTTGGACTCAGACTGCGAATGATCAGAGAGCAATCATTATTTCTGCGAATAGTTCAATCAGAATAATGACCGAAACAGATAATATTATTATCACCGAACAAGGAAAAGACATCGTACTGGAATAAATAAAGAGAAATTTAGGGAATAAAATGTCAAAAATTAAGTTATCGGAGTTGACGGAACTAACTGCACCGTCTTCCAATACAAAAAATACATATTTCATCGTAACAGACATAGAGACTGGCACTCCAGTTTCAAAGAAAATGTCTGCGTTTACGCTCGACACTCTGCTTGACGTTTCTCAAGGTCAAGCTAACTTGGCATTCAATCATGCCAACTCTGCGTTTATTCAGTCCAATTCAGCATTTAATCATTCGAATTCTGGGTTTACTCAAGCTAATTCGGCATTCATACATGCGAATTCGGGATTCATTCAAGGTAACGCTGCTTTTAATCATGCGAATTCGGGATTTATTCACTCAAATTCAGCATTCATTCAATCTAATTCGGCATTCATAAATGCAAATAATGGTGGAACAATCACCGGCGATGTTTCTATTACTGGTAATTTAACTGTAACTGGTGTGACAACTTATGTCAATACACAAACTGTATTGATTGCTGATAATATACTTACACTGAACGCTGCGGTAAGCCAATCTGGTTCACCAATATCTGATGCCGGTATAGAGGTTGATAGAGGTAACGAAGCGAATGTTTATATTTTATGGAATGAAACTTCTAATAAATGGACTTTTACAGAAGATGGAACCAATTATGATACCTTAGGTGGTTCTTCTGCATCTTCTTATGCGAATTCGGCGTTTGTTCAGGCTAATGCTGCATTTTTACAAACAAATGCTGCAATAGTTCATGCACAGTCGGCGTTCAATGCACAGAACACAACTGGCAGTTATGCTAACTCTGCGTTTTCACTTGCAAATGACACTTTTGGCATTGCAACTGTTTTTATTCCTGGCATTGATTTGACACAAAACAATAGTATCACCGCTGCTTTCTCACATGCCAATGCTGCCTTCAATACTGCAAATACTGCTGATGATTATACAGCAGCAAACTTATCAACTAGTCTGTGGGCAACATCGCCACCAGCAACGGTGCAAGCTGCAATTGAAAGACTGGCTAACGTAGTAATTGTGTTAAATGGATATAATCCAATACCATAATAAATAAAAATTATGACTACAACAGTAACATCTAAAAAACTGCCTTACATAGCGGCTGTACAATTCAAAGAATCTTTTTACGAACCTGCACCTGAAATAGGTTATGTTTATATTGGTAGACATACTGCCTATGCTGATGACGATTCACCAGACTCAATTCGTGACTCTGTATTGGATGAAAAGTCGACTTGGGAAAACATGATTGCGGCCAAAAAAATTACAGGCAATGATGTCGAACTAGTAATACCTTTGAATGAGTGGACAGCAAATACAAAATATAAGCAGTATGATGATACGGTTGAGTTGAATCAATTATTGACTGGTAACAATTCTCTAAACGTAAGACCGATGTATGTTTATACGTCTGAGAGAAATGTATATAAATGTTTATCAAATAATTTTTCATCAAACTCCACCGTTGAACCAACTGGTGATTATACTTCTTCAAATGGTAACATTACTACTGTTGATGGTTATATTTGGAAGTACATGTACAATGTCAAACCGTCAAATAAATTTTTATCTGATGAATGGATACCATCACCGGCAGGCATTCAACAGTTAGATTATGGTGTGAGTAGCATTAATTTAGTTGATGGTGAATTGACAACAATCGTTGTGCAAAACAGCGGTAGTGGTTATTATGAAAACAACGTTTCTGTTTTACCTATTTTTATAACGGGTTGTACTAGATTAACACTAGCAAATACCACCAATGTTGCAGCAAACATGACTGTTTCCGGAACAGGTATAGCACCTGGCACATTTATTTCTAGTATTGATGTACCAAATAATAATATTTTCCTTTCAACTGCAACTTCTGCGTCCGGTGGAGGAAATACTACAGCCAATCAAATTTCTTTGACAACTAGAGTTTTCATTGATGGTGACGGATTAGGTGCGGTTGCTTCACCAACAGTTAATGCGGCGGGATTTGTTACAAAAGTGTCTGTAACAACAATCGGAACAGGATACAGCAGAGCAAATGCTTTTGTTTTTGGAACCGGTACTGGCGCCTCTCTTCGTGTAATTCGTGATATGAAATTTGGTCACGGATACAATCCAGCAAGAGAATTGGGTGCAAACAGTGTTATGGTCGTGTCACGCATCGGTGAAATTGATTCAACCGAAAATGGTAAGATACCAGCAAATACAACTTTTAGACAATATGGTATCTTTGTAAACCCTCATAAATACGGAGAAGCAAACGTTGTTTCATCCGTTAATGCTACTCCTGTTGTTTCTCAAGCTACCGAGATTACGTTGATTACTGGTCCACTTTATTCATTAAGTGAATTTGCATATCAAGGTTTCCCGAATGATACAACAACAGCCAATACAGTTGCTCATGGATTTGTCCTTGATCAAACGACAAATCAGGTTAGACTTACCAATGTGAGAGGTGCTTTTAGACCAGGTCTACCTTTAAGAGGAGCAAGTTCAGGTGTCAATGATCGTTTGATTGTTTCAGTAAAAAATCCAGAATTTCAGCCCTTTTCAGGTGATATTCTTTATACAGAAAATGCTACAAAAACTGCAAGAGCGGATGGTCAGGCTGAAGACATCAAACTTATTGTTAGATTTTAAAGGTTAATAAATGCCACTTACTACAAATTTTAATCAAGATCCATATTACGACGATTTCGACGACGATAAGAATTTTTATCGTGTTTTGTTTAAGCCAGGTAATGCGGTTCAAGCCCGTGAACTGACGCAACTGCAAAGCACATTACAAGATCAAATTAAAAAATTTGGTGATCATATTTTTAGAACCGGTTCTGTCGTAACTGGTGGTCAGATTACAATTCAAAATACCGCATATATTAACATTGCTTCAACATATTCTGGTCAAGATATTTCGCATATTAATTTTGACAAACAAACCATTATTAACTCTGCCAATACTAAACGTGCTTATGTTTTAAAATCGTATGGTGCAGATAGCACAAATGGTGAACCAATTACATTCATAGTTAATCAACTATATGGTGCACCATTTACAGAAAATGAAACGATCTACACTCAAAATACTGATCCAGCTGCTATTACTTATTATGCAAACACAACGGTAACAAATGCCACAGGTAATAATCAAACCTTTTCTGTAAACGAAGGTGTTTTTTATTATGATGGTTTCTTTGTCAAAACTCAACCACAGTCAGTAGCAGTTGCAAAATATACTTCTTCAGGTAACGCCCTTGTTGGATTTACCATTAGTGAAGATTTAATTGATTATACTGAAGACACAACTCTTCTTGATCCTGCACAAGGCTCATCTAATTTCCAAGCGCCTGGAGCAGATCGTTATAAAATTGTGATGACACTAGAAACTCGTCCGGTTGATAGTAACGATTTAAAAGAGTTTATTGAAGTAGCGGTAATGAGAGAGGGTGGTCTTCAAAAAGTTATTCAAACTCCAATTTATGGTGTAATTGGAGATGAACTTGCTCGTCGTACATTTGATGAGTCTGGCGATTATGTAATTAAGAACTTTGATATTTTCTTGTCTGATAGTGAAGCCAATTCGGCATTTGCCAATGTAACTTTAGGTTCAGGTAAAGCATATATCAAAGGCTATGAATATCAAACAGTTTCACCCACAATTCTTACAATTCCAAAACCAAGAACTGTTACAGAGGTACAAAATCAAAGAATTACTTCTGATTATGGTTACTTTGTTTATGCCAATAACTTGATTGGTAACTTTGCTACAAATCAGTATGACAATGTTGCGGTTTTATCAATTGATACGGGTTCAATTCCTACGATTGCTTCACCAACGGGAATTGTAAATACCGCAATTTTGGCTAATACAACCATTGGTAACGTTAAAGTTAAAATGAGTAAGTTTTATGCGGCTTCGGGTAATACTCAAGACGCTAATAATTACATCTATAAACTTTTCATAACAGATTCAAATTCAAAATCTATTGGTGCTGAAGTAAACGGTGGTCAAGGTTGGAATGTTGATACCGCAGGAACAACTTCAACTGTTGTTTTACCTGGTAATTTTTCAGCAAACAATGATGCCTACAAAGGCATGAAAATTAGAACTACTGTTATTGCTGGCTTAACTTCTGGCGCAGGTATTGATCCTTACAATTTAAAACAACGTACAATTACGGCGTATACTGGCTCAACAAGAACTGCTACAATTGATCCTCCATTCACCTCGGCACCACAAACAAGTTGGAGATTTATCATTGACAGTGGTTTTTTCAATGCTGAATCACTGGTTAGATTAAACGCTGCTGGTTATGTAATCGCATCAGCAAATATAAGCCCATTGTCTAAAAACATGTCGATTGGTGCACCTCCAGCGGCGCTGTCGGAATTACAAGATCAATTTCAACCAACGGCAATTCAAGAAGCCAAAAATGAACCTCTTCTGATAAGAATAGGTTTCCCAAATGTTGCAGACAATACAATTAGAGATTTTTCGTACTCTTATACCAAACTTTATCAAGATGTTGTATTTACTGATACTGTTTCACAAGCACTTTCTTTTGGAAGCGGTGAGTCTTTACAAGCAGCCACAACAGATGGTTCTAAGAGACAATATTATAGAGTAGTCATAAAGAGTCCTGGTTCCGCTCCATATCACAGAGGTCAAACTGTTCCATCACAAGCCGTTACAATAGGCACAGATTCTAGAACAGTTACTATTTCTGGTGCAGTCACAGGAATGACTGCAAACATTTATGCTACAATCAATGCATCAAATCCAACTTCAAAAACTAAGAGATACATTAAAGCAAATACAATTTTAGTTGATCCAGCTGGTGCTGGTGTAAGAGTTAATAGCATTTTCACATCCGGAAATGACAATGTATATGTTGCCGCAGATGATGGTCAAACTATTATTCGTGATACAGTTTTAGAAAAAAGATCAGGAAAACCACAGTCTCTATACGTTGCTGATGTTCATTCAATTAATGCCATTTTTGATTTTAATGGAACTTGGCCAATTACAACTTCAAACTATAATAGTACAGTTATCAATCCTTCAGCAAACGTAACAGATCGCTTTTCATTTGATACTGGTCAAAAAGATTCATATTATGATTGGTCGTCTATTTCTTTAAAAGGTGGTCAAAATCCACCTAGAGGACCTTTGCTTGTAAGATACAATCGATTTAAATCGACTGGTGCAGGTTTCTTCAACGTCGATTCGTATATTCGTTTAGGTCAAGAATCTGATGGTGGATCTGGTGTAGATTATGGTAGTATACCAACCTACTTTACACAAGACGGTAAGGCATTAAAATTAGTAGACTATTTGGATTTTAGACCAGTTCGTAAAGATGCTGTTGGTGCATTTACCGCAAACAACTTTGTTCTAGATGCGGATGAAGCAAATCTTGGAACTAAAATTTCTGAGCCAGATTTGGATATTCTTACAGACTATTCATACTATCTACCTAGAATTGATAGGGTTGTTTTAACAAAGAATCGTGAGTTTAAGATTTTAGAGGGTATACCTTCTACAAATCCTATTGTTCCTGCTCAGCCAGATGATGCGATGACTTTGTATATTTTGACACATCCTTCTTATTTAAATTTTGCCGCATCTACACAGATTCAAATATTTAATAATCGTAGATATACGATGAAAGATATTGCGAACCTCGATAAGCGTATACAGAATCTTGAATTGTATACTTCCTTGTCATTGGCAGAGTTGGCGACGATTAACAAAAATGATCGTACCGTTAGAGATAGCATTGGTTTAAGTCGTCCAAAAAATGGTATTTTTGTAGATTCATTTACTGACAAACGTGCCGCCGATATCACCGCTACTGATTTTGATGCAGCTATTGATATTATTGCACGTGAATGTCGAGGCTCTTATAATATTGCATCAACAGGAGTATTTTCAAATAATTCAACTTCAAACTTTAACGTTGAAGTTAATGGTCCTTTATTGTTGCTTGCTTCTTCAAACACAACCTTTGTATCACAAAATAAAGCATCTAAGTCACTGAACATTAATCCATTTAACGTTGTTAATTATTTGGGTTCAGTTAAACTTGACCCACCTTCTGATGTTTGGAAATCAGATAATCGTTTAGAGGCGCAAAATATTGATCTAACTGGTGGTGATGCTGCACGTGATGCTTGGAGTTCAATTCAGAGTACAACTTGGGGTGCATGGAACACTCAATGGACAACTTCTTCTACTTTCTTAGGCACTGAAACAACGACTGAAACTACAAACTTGAGAGTTAATGGTAGAACGATGGATCAGGTAAGAGCGCAGAGAGGTGATAGAATTGCTGATATATGGGAAGCTCAGTTTAACAGAGGTGGTGTTGGTCAAACTGGTTTTGTTGCAACTGCTGATCGTGTGACTACAACTACAGACAGATATCACGAAACGCAAAATTTAAATGCTTCACGTACAGGTATTCTTGCACAAATTGTTCCGCAACAATTAACACAAACTTTAGGTGATCGTGTTCTTGATCTTTCGGTTGTTCACTACATGAGAGAAAAGAACGTTCTTGTTGTTGCAGAAAGATTTAAGCCATTTACTACACTTTATGCGTTTTTTGATAACACTAAAGTTGCTCAGTACATGGCAAAAGTAAATCGTATTCAGTTTGAAACAAGCCCTCTAGAGTTTCAAACAACTCTATCGGATGCAGAAACGGTTACCATTTATCAAGCATCTTCTTCGACTGCGTTTTCTGAAACTGATACGGTAATAGGAAATGGTGGTGTTGTTCTCACATCAAATAAAGACGCATACATTGTAAACTTCATACCAACACCATCGTTTGGTTCTTGGTCGAGCATTACGGGTGGCATTTGGGTAAAAGGAAATGTGACTGGTAAAACTTATTATGCAACAAAGTGGTATCACAACACTGGACTTGCTCTAGCTGGTACATCATCTACTATTACGTTAAACTATCATGCTGGCGGCGCTCAAGACACTTCAGATTATATTGGCCAAAAAATCTTTATTCTAAAAGGTACCGGTGCTGGTCAAGAAGGAACAATTACTGGTTATGATTCTTCCACAAGAGTAGCGACAGTAAGTGGACTTACAGTTGCACCAAGCACGGATTCTCTATACACAATTGGATTACTTGAAACAGATGAAGCTGGTGCTTGTGCTGCCGTTTTCAATATTCCAGCAGATATCTTTAGAACTGGTGAAAAATTATTACGTTTAATCGATGACGAATTTGGTAATATTGAAAATTCTCGTACAAACGGCGACACAACTTTCTATGCTTCAGGTATTGTTCAAACTAAACAAGAAAGTTCAATTTCAGTATTTACTCCTACAGTAACTCGTCGTTCTGTAACTGAGACTTTTGCAGCATCAACAGATTCGGTTAGATCGTTCTCTAAAGAGGAAAGAACCACTGTTCGTGCATACGTTGACCCTCTTGCTCAAACATTCCTTGTTAATATTGCTCAATACCCCCAAGGTGTTGTAATTGATTCTATTCGTGTTTGTTTCAAGACTAAAGATTCAACAGCACCAGTAACTTGTCAGATTCGTCCGGTTGTAAATGGTTATCCATCTTCTTCAACCGTGTATCCTTTTGGTGAAAAAACTTTAACACCAGATAAAGTTAAAGTCTCAACGATTCCAGATATTACTGATGCAAACAAATACACCGAATTCAAATTCGATGTTCCTTTGTTATTGCTTCCTGGTGAACATTCATTTGTACTTCTTTCAAATAGTAATGGATATGAAGCGTTTATTGCAGGCATTAATGATACTGATCTGAAGACAAGTGTAAAAATTTCAGATCAACCATACACAGGTTCTCTGTTCCTATCACAAAACGGTTCAACATGGACAGCAGATCAGTATAATGATATTATGTTTACGATTCAAAAACGTGTGTTCACAAACGGTGTTGGATACGCTTATCTTGAATCAGATATGTCTCAGTATTCTGCGAACACTGTGTATGATGTTTTACAGTTAATGTCAACCGATACGGTTATTGCAAACACAACCGTACAATATGACTTTGTTTCAGAATTGGCTTCTGGTGGCACGCACCCATTACTACCAATTATTCCTAATATTGATTATGAAGTTGACATTGATGGTTATGGAAGAAGAATTTTGAATACTGTGACTGGAAATACCACTTTTGAGTTGCGTGTTTCAATGGCAACAAACAATCGAGATATTTCTCCGATGATTGATATAACTCGTTTGAATCTTCTGACGATTGAAAACAAGATTAATAATCTACCTCTGAAGAATACAGGATTCCAAATTACTAATTCTGGTGTTGGATATACTGGAAATGGTACTGTAACGTTCAGCTATCCTACTGGTGCCATTGGTAGAGGTGCGGGTGCTTCTGCTGTTGCTGTTGTAGAAAATCCTGGTGCTACGGGTGTTATTTCACGAATTGAATTAACGAATCCTGGAACTGGTTATATTACTTCACCGTTAATCACAATCAATGCTCCTGCAACTGGTGGTGGAACAACGGCAACTGTATTGTATAATGGTGAAGATAAATCATTAGGTGGAAATGCGGATGTTCGTTACCTATCTAAACGAGTTCCTCTGGCTTCTGGCTTTGATGCTGGTGACCTCCGTGTTTACATGGATGCATATCGCCCACCTGGTTCTGGTATCTTAGTATGGTACAAGTTATTGTCTGAAAGTGAC